AAAGAACTAAAAAAGGCCAAGAAATATGTGGAAGGAAGGGAAAAATGGTTAAAATTCTATGGGTTCCTATCGTGGTTCAGGCTGTTTAAGCGTGGCGAAACCCGGCGAGAAAGGATGTGATGCTATGTATGGTGAAGCATACCAGCGATATAAGGACATAAGGGATGCGCTGAATGAGGAAGTCGTGGGGGCCGTTGATATGATAAGCGATCCGGTCAATAGCCCTTCGCACTATAACAGCGGTGGCATCGAGGCGATCACAGCGATTGAAGCCTCGATGGCTCCGGAGGCATATGCTGGCTATCTCAAGGGCAACATCATGAAATATATGTGGCGCTATGAGAAGAAGGCGAAGCCGATTGAGGACTTAAAAAAGGCTCGATGGTATCTGGATCGCCTCATAATGGCATTAAATAAAGAACCAAACTGAGGGGACTTCGGTCCCCTTTTTTTGGCCTAGATAAATTTGGGGACACTTTTGAAGGGGTTGGGGACACTTTGGGGACACTTTGGGGACACATAAAAGTGAGGACTTCTGCGGGTGGGGACACATGGGACACTTATTTCTAGGTTAATTGGCCCTTACGACAGTAACAGTGTTGAACATGCCGTATATCACTGTTACTTACTTGTGGTGAACAATGCGCCGACAAAAGTGTCCCATGTGTCCCGACCCGCAGAAAAGCTGGAAAAAAAGTGTCCCGGAAGTGTCCCGGAAGTGTCCCGGATTTTGCGAAAGTGTCCCGGATGGCAGTTTTCCGTCGTTTTGTGATTTTTAGTCGTCATACGGATCAGGCAAGTCGTCCGCATCGAGGTTATGAGAGCCGACTTGCTTGATGGGCGTGATGTCGATGACTTCTGGTTCTGGACTGTCGTGGTCATGAGGATTTGAGCCGTCATGGTTTGACGACGCCAAGTTTAGCTGGCGCAGTGCATCAAGATGAAGTTGGTTCACGTTGACTTGTACCGCTGCGGTCGGCTTGGCTTGGAACTTCTCAGGCGCTGTCACACCCGCCAGCCATTTGCGTGTCTCGATCTTGAGGCGATCAGCGTTCGCCGACACATGGTCGGCCGCGTCTGCAATGTCGAGGCATTCGTCCGCCCATGTCTCTGCCGCCAACGAGCGGGCCTGCTTGAACCGCTCTTCACGGTCAGGGTCTTTTCTAATCCAATGGTAGAGAGAAAGATTGCTGATGCGCAGTTCCCGCGCCAAGCCCGCCATCGTCATTCCCGATGCGATCTTCTCCAGCAGCGTGCTCTCGCCAACCTTATCTAGATTGGATGCGATAGTGCGACGCTTAATATGTCCAGCCATGATGTCCGCCTATAAAAAGAATTTTGAAAAACCGTTTGAAACTATTTCTGACCAAATTAGGTTGATTGCCAGTTTTTTCAAAATACCCGCTACGCGCGCCCGCGTCTACATGCGCGTGCGCGCCATGCGCGCACACACGGCCGCGCATAGGCGCGCGGTTCTAATGCATAGGCGCACCAGCCGCGCCATGCCGCTTAGGATGAACGGAATTGACAGCCAAATAGGATGAATTGCAAAAGCAGGAACCGCAAACGGCCAATAAATAGCAGGCATGGCCTTAAAAGCCGTTTTAAAGGCCCTTACAGCGCGATTTGCACGATTTGGGTATAATATAGCCGCTTGCATTGTCTCTGCCCTGTACGGGCTTTTAAATGGCCCGTTTATCTGGCAAGGCTAGGCGCGCAACGGCCGGGCCTAAAGGCTATCATGGCCGGGCATAAAAAAAGGGCGGCACAATGGCCGCCCGGTTGGTTTATCTGTTATCGTTTATCGCAAAAGCAATTCGACTAGCTTTTCTATCGTTTCTCTAATCGGCACGCGGCCGCTTTCGTATTGCCTAATCATTCGGCTTGAATTGAGGCCTAGGGCTTCCGCCATTTGCTCTTGCGTCAAGCCAAGCTTTACGCGTGCCGCTTTGAATTGATCATTTGTCATAGATTAAAGCCTTTCTACGCCATGCAACCGGGCAAGCTTAAAGCAGTCGTTCCAGCCGCGCCGATAAAGCGAAAGCATAACGTCAACCACGGCTTGTTCGGGTTGTTCAATCATTCCAGCGCGCAATATGCTTTCGATATCGCTTTCGCTTTCGGCTAGCCATTTAAAGCTATTCTCTAGTTTCATTGTCATATCGTTTCCCCTTATGCCGCTAATGCGATTTGTTCGGCTTTGCGCTTTGACGTACCATGCGCCGGAAAGCCGATAATTGCTTTACGGTTGGCAACCGCGCAAAGGCCGCAACGCGCGCAATCGATATCGTCTGATATTGTCGCAGGGCAAATGGCAACCGCGCGGCCGTCGGGTGTTTTTGTCGCGGTCTTTTGATCGGCTGGCAAAATCACAACAACGGGGGCGATTTGAAGCGCGGCCAATTGATCCGCATGCGTCAAATTATTGGCCGATAGGTTAACCGTAAATCCGGCCTTATTTGCGGCTTGAATAGCTAATTGTTCGGCCATGCCATGCATAGGCTTGTGCGTATACGTAAAGCCGCGCTTGCCCTTATTAGCACCAACTAATTGATCAAGGGCCGTGAAATTAATTGCGTCACCGTCACCCGGTAAGTCGCCCGATTGGTTGTGACGCCATAGCGTGCCCTTGGGCAATTTAGATATTTCACCAAGCGCGGCTTGCCAAGATAGGCCCGCTTTTCTTTCCGTCACCTTACGCCAAAACAATCCAAGCGGCCCGTTGTCGGCATAACAACCGTTCTTCTTTAGCGGGCACGCGTCCGGGCATGTTTCCGCGCTTGTTGTTGTTACCGGGATCGGCCCGGTTTTTGCGTTGCGCGAAACGCGCGTAAAAGCGATTTGGTAAATCATTGTCTTTCCCTTTCAATTAACCGTTAGAGCCGGGCAATGTGGCAATGATTGCCGTATACGCGCCGACAAGCATAACAAAACCGCCGACAAGTAAATCCCCGGCCGCAATGATTGCGACGGAACCGAATAGAATAACCGTTGCGGCCGCCAACAAGATTGTTGTGTCTTTTGTGCTAAACATTGTCTTTCCCTTTCGGCTTGATTGCCTAAGCGCGCAATGCGGCTATCCGTTCCGCTTTGCAATAGGCTATCGGTTCCGCTTTGGTTCAATATGCAATCAATCTGGTGCGGCTATCGGTTCCGCTTTAGAGGCTTCCCGGCGCACCGCCGCATAGCCGCGTCTAGCGTGCCTCTGCGCCATTTGTTCCGTCACTAGAACGCTGTTACACCCAAAAAACCGCAGAAAACCGTGGTTTTTGACGTGTACGCTCGCGCGCGGGCACGCGCGCACACCCCCACGGGGGCGCGCACACGGGGGGCGCGTGCGTGTACAACCTGACGCAGATCGATTTGGCCGACCCCACCCCCCGGTATCCTCGAATTTAACATAATCCCGAAAAAAAAATTATGAATTTTCCGCTTGCAAACATGTAACAGTATCCTGTAACAGTGCTGCACAAACAAAAAACGGGAGTTTTACGTCATGGCAGTTTATGGTTACACGCGGGTCTCGACTGAGGATCAGGTGGAGAACACCAGTCTGGACGATCAGGCACGCCAAATTCAAGGCATCGCGCTCACACACAATCTGGAACTCGACCATATCTATGAAGAAAAGGGCGTGTCCGGGGCCATCCCCCTGTTCCGCCGGGAAGAAGGCTGCAAGCTGGCGTTCCTACGCCAAAACGACACAGTCATCGTATCCAAATTAGATCGAATGTTCCGCGATGCCCGTGATGCATTGAACGTGATTGGGGACTGGGAAGACCTCGGTATCAATTTGATTATCAACGGATATGGTAATGTGATGGATCGGGCCAACCCGAACGGCCGCTTCATGCTTGAGATCATGGCCGTGTTTAGTGGTGAAGAGCGTCGGCGGATTAAAGAGCGCGTCATCGCTGGCAAGCGCGCCAAGAAGGACGCTGGCGGTTTCTGCGGCGGCAAGGTTCCCTATGGATATAAGAAGGTCGGCACAGGCCGCAAGGCGCGGCTGGTTGTCGATACTGAGCAGCAGGATAGCATTATGACGATGAAGGTCGCCAAGCTGAAGGGCTATAGTTCCCGTGACATCACCAAGATCATAGCTAAGAAGCATGGTATTGAAGTCAGCCATCAAACCGTTTACCGTATATTGAAGGGAGACGCTAATGTCTAAGCCAAGAACCAGTCCAGAACGCGCCGCTAAAGAGGCGGCCGAACTGCTATCGACGAGCAGCCAACAATCGCCGAACTTCTTTCTGGTGTTCCTAAAGAAATATAAGGACGATCCCGTTGGGTTCGTGCGGGACATCCTGCGCACAAAGCCCGATCCGTGGCAGATCAAGTTTCTCGAAGCGATCAGCGCCGGGAATCGCAGGATCAGCGTCCGGTCAGGCCACGGTGTAGGAAAGTCCACAGCCGCAAGCTGGGCCATGCTGCATTACTTCCTGACGCGGTATCCCGTGAAGGTGGTCGTGACTGCGCCGACATCCGCACAGTTGTTCGATGCGATGTTCGCGGAACTGAAGCGATGGGTG